ATGCTTCCATCAGAAACGATGATCTGGCAGCCTGAGTTCACAGATAAAACACTCTCCAGGAAAACCGGGGCGGTTCACTTTCGGGGAAATTTGTAACCCTCTTAAAGATGGTTGCAAATTTTGTGAGTTACTTAAAGTAACCCGCAAATTTTGTGAGTAGTTTAAAGCTACCCGCAATTCTTTAAGGTCATTACCAACAACTTTGAAAAAGTGTTTCCCTTCAACGAAGCGTACTTTGTTCTCATGATGATTCTGGCGAATACGCACCGGCTCAGTGCCGTAAAGCTGCGCCAAAAGTTCGGTGGTAATAACAGGAATCTGGTTATGGGTGATCGGGGAGAGAGTTTCAACAGAAATTTGAGTTGTCATAATGACGCCCTCTGGTGGTTTCTTAATAACTCACCACCGACGACGCCAATCGTCTGGTGGTGAACTGTGCAGGGTTGGCGTAACCGGGAAACCGACCGGCGCGGATCTCTCCGCCCCCACACAGCCCACCATAATTCAGATGTGCGCGTGCATACGACAATAAAAAACACGCTCGCGGCGTGTATCTGTCGCGGTCTCTATCCAGGACGCCAATCCCGACGCCAGATTTTGCTGGCGCGTGAGGAATATAGCCCCGAATAAATCATCGCGTCAATCACCTTGTTTTCCTCGCACGATGTCTTAGCCACCGGATATCCCACAGGTGAGCCGTGTAATTGAAGGTTTTTACGTCAGATTCTTTTGGGATTGGCTTGCGTTTATTTCTGGAGCGTTTCGTTGGAAGGTATTTGCAGTTTTCGCAGATGATGTCGGTGATACTTCGTCGCTGTCGCCTCATGCCGCCCTCCTGACGCCCTGCCCGATCGCCATCAATGCCGCTTTGGATACAGTAGTAAACATTCGTCGAGGACTGATGAACGGTCGCCAAATCAGCAGCATGGAGCCTTTGCTGTTTCCCTTCTTCTCCAGCCCTGTCGATGGTTCGATAAAATTAATCCGTCCATCAGTGATGATGCGAACTTCGTCAACACTCTCCAGAGCCTTGCTGAACCATCCGACTGACATATCCTCTGGCACAAGCATAACTACCGTCTGTCGCTGTTGTATGCACTGCTCAGCGGCTTTTTCCACCCACGGCCTGATATTGCTGTACGGTGGGTTATTCCAGATTGCACCGTGGCTTACCCACTCAGAATTGAGCGCGTCGTCGGCCTCAGTTAGCCAGTGAGCGCACAGAGCATTTTTGTCGCTCGCTGCCGAATCCAGCCAGAATCCAAACTCAATATCCAGTGCATCAAAAAGCCAAAGCGGCGTTTGCCAGCAGTCCTTGTCGTGTGCTGGCGTATTTGATTTGATAGTCATGCAGCCCTACCTTTTCGTTGTGACCATTCATACTCTCGCCGGGAGTCATCACTCCACCGCACGTTGCGCTCTGAGCCGAACCAGAACATGATTTCGATAAGCTCAGTCATGCTGGCCTTCCGCATTTTGCTGGTACGCACGCCAAGCATGACAACGCCACCGTCGATACCAGGCACACTTCGTTGCTCCAGTTTTTTGGTCTTAAGCCACAGGGCAGTGAACAGGTCTTTCCAGTCTTCCGGCGCCAGCCGTTGACCATGCCATAGCACCTGACGCGAAACATCGTTCAGCATCGGCCACATACGGTCATTCTGCGCTTTGCTGCGCTTGGGTTCTTTAACGTGGACTTCGTGGGGTGACTTGTCGTCGATGGGTAGTGAGAGAATGGCGTCTATGGCGTTATTTCTGATTGCTTCGTTGCGAAGCAGAAAGGTTTGCTTCATCTCCTGCTCTCCGGTTCCATTTTTCAGCCGCCGCAGCAACTGATGGTGCCCATGCCCCCCTGGCTTCACAGAGGTCACATTCTGCATAGCCCCACACATCAATATTTATTCCGGCCTCAACCCACAGACGAGCATTACCGCCGCAAAACGGACATTCTTTTAGCTTTGGCTGGGTTAATGATAGGTCGCTCATGCTCACTCCTTCACTTTAAATCCAGACTCCGGATAATTCTGTTGCGCTGAAACTCATTGTTGAGTTTGAACAACCGTCGAAGAACACGGTCACGCGGATAGCGTCGTGCGGCAGGTGAATGCTCATACAACTCATCAAGCGGCAAACTGGACGATGAACGATACCGATACCAACGCACCAACTCTTCACGAAAATTAGCCCTGACAAGCTCAGCTATCGTACTCATTTCTTAAAACCTCCTCAAACGCATTCTGACGCATTTTTCATTCTCGCTGCTTATTGGCATGCCTTGCACGCGTTTACCTCGCTACAGAGCGATTGTGATGCCTTAAAAGCGATTTATTGAAGTGATATTTGCTTAATCGAAATTCTTTTCTTTGATTCCTGCGGCCCTGATGGCTTTCATTACTGCAATTACCGTTTTGTCACGCCCATCCTCATAACCCATCGCATAAGCACCTTCTTCACCATCTTTCCAAAAGTCGTCATTCGATTCGGGCCAGTCGATATCCAGTTCAATAGCAGAGCGCGATGCCTGCCATATCACCCAGGCAAACTCTTTTAATTCATCGTCTCCCGTGAACTGGCTTTTGTCTTTTGACCACCAGTTTTCAAACTGTCGGTAGCTATCGTTCACTTCCCTCTCCCCCAAATAAAAAGGCCTGCGATTACCAGCAGGCCTGTTATTAGCTCAGTGATGTAGATGGTCATCTTTTAACTCCATATACCGCCAATACCCGTTTCATCGCGGCACTCTGGCGACACTCCTTAAAAATCAGGTTCGTGCTCATCTTTCCTTCCCGTTCTTCCCTAGTAGCGAACCGGTAATACACCGTTCGCCAGACCTTACCTTCGATAACCAGAAGACCTGCCCGTGCCATTTTAGCCGCGGCCTGATTTATGCTGGTTACTGTTGCGCCTGTTAACGCGGCAACGTCCGGCGCACAGAAGCTATTATGCGTCCCCAGGTAATGAATAATTGCCTCTTTGCCCGTCATACACTTGCTCCTTTCAGCCCAAACTTAGCTTTGATTTCTGCGATCTTCGCCAGAGCCTGTGCACGGTTTAGAGGTCTTCCCCCCATGACAGGAAGTTGTTTTACTGGTTCAGGTATTGCCTCACCACGGTTAATTCGCGCGGTCATACAAGTCAGTTCATCGGCAGCCTTGCGCCGTAATTCCGCATCAGTCAGCGCATTGGCCCGCATGTTCTGATACAGGTTGGTAACCAGCCAGTAGTGCGCGTTTGATTTCCACGGATAAGACTCCGCATCCGGATACAGGCCTCGCTTCCGGCAATACTCGTAAACCATATCAACCAGCTCGCTGACGTTTGGCAGTCCGGCGATAACGGATGCTTCTTCCCGGCACCATGCAACAAACTGCCCGGGTGATGGCAGAAATGGTCGATTCTGCCGACGGGCTACGCGCATTCCTGCGTTAACCTGTTCCATTGTGGTGATCCCGTTTTCCCGGAAAGCCAGAACCCACTGGCGGCGGATTTCGTTCAGTTCGTTCTGGTCACGGTTAGCCAGGCTCGCCGGGAAAGTTGCCAGTAACTGGCTGAACACACCGTTGATGATCTGCGCTACCTGCTGTACCTGCGGCTTTTCGTCGTACTGTTCCGGCATGTTGTTGGCGATCCGACGCATCTGCTCACTGTCAAAGTTAACCATCTGTGCGGCGATGTTTTTCATAGATCCACCCCGTAAATCCAGTCTGTGTTTGTCAAGTCGAGTTTTGGTTTGCTGGCTGTCACGACTGCCTGTTGCTTGTTACGGTTGATTTCGAGCTGGGTCCACTTGTCGCGGAGTTTGGCCGGGCTCAGCACGTTACCGGACCAGAAGTTGTCCTGGCATGCCCAGCGGAACAGCACGCACATGTCGCGGTGGTTACGTCCGTCACGTTCACGCATCAGGCGGATATCGTTAGCCCACCCAGCAAAATTCGGTTTTCTGGCTGATGGCGCGATAGTCTTCACCATGTCAAACATCCACTCTGCGGCGGTCAGGTCTTCTGCTGTTCCCCACTTGCTGCCGCTCTGAATTGCAGCATCCGGTTTAACCACAGAAAGATCGTTTTCTGGCTGGTCAGAGGATTCGCCAGAATTCTCGGACGAATAATCTTTTCTTTTTTCTTTTGTAATAGTGTCTTTTGTGTCCCCCTGTTTTGAGGGATAGCAATCCCCTAATTTGAGGGATGTTTTATCCCTCGTTTTAGGGGATTTTCCCTCGTTTTGAGGGATGTCCCTCATTTTAGGGGAACCTCCCTCGTTTTGAGGGATGCACCATTCTGAGATGTTTTTATTTGGTCCAAACATGCCGCCTTGCTGCTTGATAATATTCATTCTGACGAGTTCTAACTTGGCTTCATTGCACCGTTTGACAGGTAACTTTGTAATCTCGCTAAGTTGAGAATCGGTGATTCTGTCCATTGGTTTATTCCACCCATAGGTTTTACGCAGAATGGCAAGCAGCACTTTAAACTGTCGCTTGGTCAGATCTGCGCCTGAATAAGCCTCAATCAGCATATTTGATAGTCTGGCGTAACCATCATCGAGATCTGCCACATTACGCTCCTGTCCGGCAAAGTTACCTCTGCCGAAGTTGAGTATTTTTGCTGTATTTGTCATAATGACTCCTGTGGATTGATCCAGTAATTCCCTCAGAATTGCATATCAATTTGCTTAGAGTCCCCGGCGGCCACCGGGGATTTTTTCTTTGTGATTTCATCAAGCGCATACTTAAAAGCCCTGCTAATCGGACTGATGTCTGATGCCATTCCGAAAGCACACAAGACCGAAGCAATAAATCTCCAGTCCGTTCTGCTTATCTTCGATTCATGACAGCCAATCATCTTTGCCAGACCGCGCTGGGTAAGCGTTGACAGGTTGATGAGTAAATCAGTTTCAGCGCGATCAATTTCTCGCTGTGATAGTTTGCTGTAACTTGTTTGTTCCATTTCTTAAGATTTCCAATAGTGAATAGCTAGTTGAAAGTGAACCGCCCCGGAAATCCTGGAGACTAAACTCCCTGAGAAAGAGGTAAACAGGATGACTAAAAATACTCGTTTTTC